TGGCGGCGGCGGTGGTGGTACCATTGGCGGCTGCTCATGCTGTACTACAGGTTGGGGCGGTGGTGGTGGTGGATATAGCCGCTCTGGTACTATCAATACTGTTCCAGGTTGCCAATATACTATCTGTGTCGGCTATGGTGGCGCTGGTGGTGGTAAAGGTTCAAGTAACTGGACTAACAATAATCTATGCTGCTGTGGTTGCCGCGGTGGTTGCACCTTTATTACAGGCTACGGCCTAAGTAACTTCTGTGCAGAAGGCGGTTGGGGCGGTGAAAGTCGCTGTAACAATGCTTCAGGTGGTTATTCAAACCCTAACGGTTCATGTGCATTCGGTGGCGTACTTAACGTTCGTGGCGAAGACGGCGGAGTTTGGAGATCAGATTCAAGTAGTTATAACTGTCGTTATATGAGTTGGGGCGGCGGATCACCGATGGGTGGCAAAAAGATTTTTGGCGGATATGCTGCATGTACCTATCTTTATGGTACAAGCTACATACCACAACAATCTGGTATGGATCGCTCAGGCGGTATTTGCGGATTTACTGGCATGTTCCCAGGCGGTGGCGGCACAGGTGGATTCCAAGGCTGCTGCTGTAACGTATGTAGTTGTGGTGGCGACGGAGCCCCAGGACTAGTAAGAATTTGGATGTAATTAAGGAAAATTAAAAATGGCTGATAACTTAACAAACGTTTCTGTACAAGTAGAACAGGACGCAAAAAACGAAATTGCAAGTAGTACAGAGAAAGTATACTTGTTAATATGGGCTGCTGATAGTCCAAATCCAGGATATATTGATCATGGTGTCTTTCTAGAAAGTCATATTCCTGAAGACCACAACTACGATGAAGTAGTAGGCCCACATCGCGTGTTTGTAGAAGTAGATCGTGGATCAGATGCTTGGAAAGTATTTGTCGATCCAGGATCACTTGATCCTAATAGTAATCCAAGTGACTGGGCTTTGACTCACCTCGATATACCTATGTCACGTTATGATTGGGCTACAGAAAAATTTGTATTTGTACAAACCCCAGCACCAACATGGGATGATGTAAAAAATGCACGTAACGCCATGTTGAGCGGATCAGATAGCTTCTTTAACATTGATACACCAGAACCATTGCGTTCAGAATGGTTATTTTATCGCGAGCAACTACGTCAATTAGTTGATAACGAAAAAGCCAATGGTCGTACACCTGGTACAGTACATTGGCCACTTCCTCCATATCCAACAAGTGCTCGCAGCGTAAATGAACACGCGGTTGATCCTAACCCATTAAATACTGCTCAATCAGCAACAACAGAATCAGGACATCCAATATCAGTAGTACCTGATAATACTGTCATTCTACATCGTCCAGCAAATTTTGCCAAATACGGTGCAAGAGCCAGCGGTTCTGCAGGCGGAGTAGATGACGATCCAACACATTTAATGGAATTAGTTGCTCAAATTCGTCAAGAAGTTGCAGATTGCAAAGGTGTACCTGCACAGAGCATTGCACCAAGCAATCAGATTGTACACTCAGGTGATCCAGCTCATATTACACGTCAACTAGCATTAAATACCAACACGATCGGTGAACCAAGCAATGCAAGCAATACATTATCTAATCCTGCTAATCCACCATCAGGTTTGCCTCTTAATACAGACACGTCAACAAATGTAGCATCAGCAACACCTAGTGGTTCATAAGGAGCGATTTAAATGCCAGGCGTATATACACTATGTAAAGCAGTAACTAAACGATTCCGTACTCAAGAAGTTTATGGTTGTAGTGCAACCAGAGATGCTATGGAAAACTTTTGCGCATGTAACCAGGGAAACTATAATCCTGTAGGTTGCTGTTGTGCATGGGTCGTACCAACCGGCGTTACACAGATTCAAGTAGAATTATGGGGTGCAGGTGGCGGTGGTGGTGCAGGATCAGGTGGTGAGTGCTGCGGCACACACCCAGGTGGCGGTGGTGCAACTTATGGTAAATTCACACTTCCTGTAACACCAGGTGTTACACTGACTCTATGTGCAGGTGCAGGCGGTCGTGGTGGCGCTGGTAATGAATCCACAGCCAGTTATTGTTGTTGCGGTGCTCAGGGCAACTGTTCATACGTAGCTTGTAACGGTACAATTTTAGTAGATGCTAGCGGTGGACTCATTGGTTATTCACAGTGCTATGAATTCTGTGGTTGCGTATACTATGGTTGCGGCGGCAGTCCAGTGCTAGATGCCACACAGACAGCATGCGGTGCATTTACCACACAAAACCAAGGTACTAGAGATCTTGCCATCGGTCCAGGCGTTGCTATGAGCTGGGGCTGTGATGGACAATGTTCACAGCAGATGAACTGGGGTGCTGCTAGTGGTTGGGGATCAAGCCCTCAACAATGGAACGCAGACTGTAACTGCTGGTTCTACTATGCGTTTAATACCGGTTGTACTAACTCAAACGGTATCACCGGTGTAGCTACTGGTTACTGTGCCTATAACATACCAAGTTCAGGCTGGTACACATGTTCAACTTCAACTGGTTGGTTATGTTGTGGTCGTGAATATCCAGGAACAAATGGTAACTTCCCAGGCGGTGGCGGTGCGGCTGGTGTAAAATCTGGTTGCTGCTGTTCAGGTAGTTCAGGTGGTCATGGTGCCGCAGGTTATGTTCGTATTACTTACTAAGGAATAAAAATGGCTGAAATAACACAACCAAATCAATTTACACCCGTACTAAGTGATCCAAGTCACATAGATGAACCGCATATCCAAGCGGCTCATGAAACTAACTCCCAAATGACTTGGGATGATGTGAGAATGAAAAGAGATGCTGAATTACACATTGTAGAAAACAGTTATAATTTTGACAGTCCACCTGCTATGATTGCAGCTTATAGACTGTACAAACAACAACTACGTGATATCATTAAGGATTCTCAAGCAGCAGGCTTACAACCATTCCAAGTAAAGTTTCCAGAGCATCCAGATGCAATTTGGCAACCCACATTGGAAAAAAGCGGCCCAGCACCAGCATAATAAACTAATGGTTTTCTTGTTCTAGAACAAGAAAAATCCGCTCAGAATCTCCTCTAGGAGTTATCTACACAGTTAAATAACTTCATAGAGGAGATCTCATGAGAAAAATTGTTTTTATTAATGGTGGTGCTGGACGTATGTTATGCGCATTGCCAGCGTTGGAAAAGTTTGCCCAAAATAATCCAGACGGCATCATAGTTTCAGAAGCGGGTATGGATTTCATTCTAGGTAATCTAAATTTACAAGATAGAACATATCCAAGCAATCATAAAGATCTGTTTGATCAATTTATCAAAGACGGCGAAATTATCAGCCCAGAGCCCTATAGAGATAATGACTACTATAATCAACGTTGTAGTATTACCCAGGCATTTGATAAACTAATCAATGGTACTCCAATTACTGAAAAACAACAACGTGCCCAAATCTTCTTAAACAAAGAAGAAGAACTAAATGGCATGGCTGTAATTAAAACAGCCAAAGAAGCACACAAGAAAAAGAAAACAATTATTATACAACCATACGGCCGTGGCGTTACTATGGAACAGAACTTAGGTGTAATGATTGACCAAAGTTCACGTAGTTTAGAATCTAATACTTATTTAGAGCTTGCAAAAGCGATTAGAACCAAGTATAATCTAATTTGTATGACAGAGATTCCCACGCCAAATGACGAGTACGCAATTATTCCAAAAAATATATCACTGAGATATTGGGCTGCGGCTATTGATCAATGTGACTATTTTATTGGCTGTGACAGCGTAGGGCAACATATTGCCTATACTTTTAACAAGCCGGGCTCTGTAATTATAGGCAGCACTTATGCTGTAAATGTTACCTATCCTGATTATTTTAAAATTTATGAAAAGAAGGGTGCAGTTAAAAAATATAGTCCAATTAGAGTTAGTGACTATGATTCACACCTAGCAGATAGAGTCAACGATACAGTGATGAATTTCAGCAAACAAGAAGAACAAGAAATGATTAAAAGCATTATGAAAGATATTAAAGATAAGGTCGGAGAATAATATGGCAAAATGGATTGCAGGTATTACACGTGGTCACAATGGTGCTACATGTTTATTAAAAGACGGTGAAGTAGTATTCTATCTAGAAGAAGAACGTCTTAGCCGTAAAAAATATGACGGTGGACCTTTAGCAGGCATGTTAAAGATCAAAGAATATACTGATAAACTTGATTATCTAGTGGTTGCACATACACAGCCTCTATCTCAAGCTGGTACTATTGATTTTACCGGTGACGACATGTACACTGGATTTGCTAGAAAAATTGGCCTGATTGAAAATCTTAATGTAGAAACTCACCCGCAGGTAGTTGACCTAGGTATGATACATCATGAATTACATGCAGCCTGCACATTTTATAACAGTGGATTCAAAGAAGCTGCTGTATTAATCGTTGACGGTGCTGGTACATTTATTCCTCTAGGTGAAACTACTGGTTTTGAACTAGAAACAATTTTTAGTGCAAGTTATCCAGGAGATTTTGCCACTAAATTCAAACACATCGGAGTACGTGGACCTCAAACAATTTATGAAAAATTAAATTGTCCACACGATAATCGCGGTAAACCACAAGACATCCATGATGTGATCTTTACAGATCATCCAGGTATTACTAAAGTATATGAAGCAATGACTAACTATTGCGGTTTTCCATTTATTGAAGCAGGTAAAGCTATGGGTCTTGCACCATACGGCAAGCCCAATGATAAGATACCATTTATTTTCCATGGTAAAGAAGCACGTCATTTAAGTAATCGCAATCTGTTTGTTCCTAACTACCCTAACGGTGCATATGTTGATAGAACATTGTTCCCAGCACTTGATACAGATAGTATTGAAATGGCGCAGGATCTTGCATTTGCTGTACAACAGGCTTGTCAAGAACAAATGGTCCGATTAATCCTAGATGCTATCGAGCGTACTGGACAAACTAACATCTGTATCGCTGGTGGTTTTGGTCTTAATTGTGTGGCTAACTACGAATATCTAGCACACTTGCCAGAAGGTGTTAATCTATACGTAGAACCGATTAGTCATGATGGTGGTACATGTATTGGTGCCGCTAAGTTTATTCATCACACTGAATTCAATGATATGACTATACGTAAGCCTAAGACCATTTACTACGGTCCTAATTACTTTGAAAAGTATGGTGACTATAAGTTAGATTTAGACGCATCTGCAGGTGAAACAGTTACTGACGCTAGTTATGATGACATAGTTAAGTTATTACTTGACGAAAAGATTGTCTGTATGTATCAAGGCGGATCAGAAGGTGGTCCACGTGCTTTAGGTAATCGTTCGATCCTGTTTGATCCACGTGTTAAAAATGGTAAAGACATTGTTAATGGAGTTAAACATCGTGAATGGTTCCGTCCGTTCGCTGGCACGATCTTAGAAGAAAATGTACACGAATGGTTCGATCTACGAGGCATGGATAACAGTCCATTTATGATGTATGCTGTTAACTGCCAACCGGGTGTTGCTGATAAGATTCCAAGTATTATTCACGTCGATGGTACTTGCCGTATCCAAACAGTAACAGCAGAACAGAATCTACACTATTATAATCTAATCAGTGCATTTAATACTGCTACTGGCACCCCTATATTGTTTAACACTAGTTTCAATTTGGGTGGAGATCCACTAGTAGAAACAATCGATGATGCACTAAGCACTCTGCGTCGTAGTGAATTGAAGTACTTGTATCTGCCAGAAGTTGGTAAATTAGTCTACATTCCTGGCAACGTAAACGCAGAAGACTCGGACTCAGAGGAATAATTATGCCGACAAGTTGGTGGGAGGGAGTCCGTCCTAAGAATAAATTCGCACCAAATTTTAGGGTGCCTTTATATTACGCTAAGGACGGCAGTATTGAGTTAATGAAGACTATGAAACAATACTGTATAGATATGGAGCAAGGTATCATTGCTAAAGAAGAATTGGTCAGTGAAGTTCCAAAAAATGACAGTGATCCATATCAATATACTCAGCAATGGAAACAACATCATCTACTAGATGATTCTATTCCTAGGAAAGGCGGTGAGGCGTTTGAAAAGTTCCCAGCTATTCCCGAAACCAGGGAACTTTTTAATATGCTCCGTAGTCACTATCTACTGCATTTAAAAAATTTAGGATTTCCTAGAAAGCGTGTGTTCGTACATGCATGGGCAAATGTTCTTAGAAAAGACCAATTTATCAGCCGACACATGCACTTGTCAGATGAACATAGTTATGTGTCCGGTACATACTATGTGAGTAATAGCCATGCCAAGCTAGCATTGGAAAATCCTATACGTCAGCAAGAGCTTAGTTATTTTCCGAATGATGCAGGCAATTTAATATTATTCCCCAGCTGGTTACCGCACTACAGTGAAGTATACACTGGGCCAGAAGAAAGAGTCAGTATTGCGTTTGATATTGTAGTTCATGAAAATGCCAGAGCTAACCCATGGAGGCCCCATGAGTTGTTTGATGATCCTGACACTATGCCAGATATTGATGACTAATGCCAACGCTATACGTTACCGGCGACAGTTTTAGTCATATTCCACCCGGACACACTAATCCTAGGATCTGGTCTATTGCACTTGCTAATAGACTAGGATATAAGCTGGCTAATCAAAGTATGCCAGGGGCTGGCCAGGATTGGTCTTGTAGATATATAGATGCTGTTACTAATCTAATAACACCGGACGATCAACTGATCTTTGTAGTAACTGATCCTGCTAGATTTTGGTTTTACGAAGAGTTTCCAGAAGTTAGCAACTATCATATATGGGAAACTGACTTAATAGATCGGATAGGCAAAGCTCGCACCAAAGCTATTGAGTCCTATGTAAAACACATACAACGACCTGCATTAGAATTTCAAGCATTTTTACACAGAATAGGTTGGTTAAACAATATTGCTACAGTACGAGGTTGGCGGAAACCATTAGTAGTTTGGGGAGGATTTAATCATGACATCAACCCACAAAAGATTGTAGACTTTCCAAATCTAATTTTCTCTAAGGGAAATTTACTAGAAATTTCTCGACAAGAAGATGTTAAAGACATACCATGGGTTGGATTGGACACTAGGTACAATCACTTATGTCTAAGTAATCATGACATATTAGTTGATAAATTATTTGATACGCTAACTAATAATTCAGAATTAAATTTACTATCGGGATTTAAAGAAAAATTGTTTGGGCTTGATGCCATACTAAATCCTGAGCAAGAGCTTAATTTAGTTATGGTAAAGCAGTACAGGAAAGAAGCTAAAATTTAAATTAGATCTACTAGATCAAACACAGTTTTTAATTTTGTTCGAATTATTTTACTACTAAAACTATTACGCAATCCCTGATGCAATGGCTTAGGAGCACGGTCTATTGTCGCCCATGCCCATGCACAATGCTCATCACTAAGAACTGGAACAAATTCATTTTCTACAACACACAAATACGTGTGGAAATTAAAAACTCGATCATTAGATACAAATGTTTCTAATGGAATAGTTTTAAAGATATTGGGTAGACTGCCAATCTCTTCGGTAATCTCACGTTGTAATCCTTGCCAC